TAGCTCTGGCGGCTTCTGATCATCGCTAGGATGTCTTCTGCTTTGTTGCCATCGCCTGCCGCTTCAGTTGCCGTAGGTGCTACTGCATCAGCTACTGGAGCCGTTGCTTGTGCTACTGCTGGTGCCGCTGGAGCCGGTGCTGGTGTACTTGCTTTAACTGGATCACCAGTTGCCGCTCTTACGCCTGCTGGTCTAAAGTATTGACCAAATGCTTCCATGTCGTATGCTTCACCATCTACTGATGCTTCAAACATTTTCTTGATAACTTCAACTGCTACTGCTTCAGGTTTCTTAGGCAAGTAGTCGCTCATGTTAAACAAGCCATTGTCTTCAATTGCTTTATACTCAGCTTCATCTAACGGACGCTCTCTACGAGCCCAGTTTGATGTTGAGTAATCAGCATATCCGCCTTTGGATGTCTTAGCGATTCTAAAGTCTACACCTGCTGTGTAGTCTGTAGGTAGTTCGTTCATATCTGGATCCATTAATGCTCCCTTAATGATTTGGAAGATTTGTGGTCCAATTATAAAACGTCTGATTGGGTTTTCCGGAGTTTGATCCTCTGAAATTTGGTTATCAGTCACAAAGCCTTGGAATACGTATGAACGCTTTTTCCAATACTTACGACCCATATCCTCTAACTTTGGATCTTTAAACCATCCACGTACTTCTGAAAGTACTGGACAAGTTTCCCCATACATTTCCATACATGGTACTTGTACCTGTACTGGACGAGAGTCTGTCTCGCCTTTAATTCCAGCGAATGGAAGTTTAATCATTAAACGTTCCTGCCAGAAAAATGTATTGTTTTCGTCACCATCAGGTAAGAATCTGACTGTGCTAGTCTGACCTTCCTTCAAATTCCAAAATGGGTAAATTGCGTTGTCGCCGCCGCTTCTGTTGTCTGAACCACCTGTGCGTGATTCTTGCTCTTTAAGTTTAGCTCTGATCTCTGCTAATGTTGCCATAGTTATTGCCTCCTATAAGTTTTAAGCCTATGTGCTTTAGTGCGGAATATTCCGCTGTGCCTTTTAAAGTAGTAGCACATGTTATATACTACTACAGTTACTTAGTAATGTCAACCACTAGGTTGCCAAAAAAGTGATTCTTAGTTATTAATGCCTGCTAGTGATTTGATTCTTTCCATCTCACTATCTTTACCTTGCATTAATCTTGCAATCATTTTCTCAGCTACTGGTACGCTGTTCTCACCAAATTCTTTTTCACATGCAGTTACTACTGCTTGTTCGCCTTTTGGAAAGTTGTTAGTTGTGTAGTCATAATAACTCTTAACTAGCTCTTCTAACTTCTGTCCTGGTGTTCTATCATCACCTTGATCGCCGTCCATTGCGTCTGGAGTATCAGGGTGCATCATTTGTCCTTGAGGATTAATTTTGACATCCATAGTGCCTGTGTCGTCAGCTTCTTTTGCTTTCTTTTGTGCTTGAAAAGACTTACTATGCTTAGTATACTCATCGCCTGATAAATCTCTTGGACCTTTATTATGGTTTTTCTTTAACCATTTTGTAAAATCTGTTGTTGGATCGCCTGCTTTTTTTGATGGCACATTGTCGTCATCTGATTCAGATGCTAAATCACCCGTATCAATTTGATTCATAATATTGGAATTCTTTCCTTTTAAGTATTTCATTACTAATGGACGGACACATGTATCTGCATCTTTTTGTCCAACTTTCTTGAACATGTCTAAAAGCATTGGATCGTCTATAACGCCCTTCATGCTTTCGATTGCATTCGTGCCGTTTATCCCGGCAGGAAAATGTTGAGCCATTAAGCCATTAATTTGTTTAACCGCGGCCGCTTGTGCTTCTTCGTCACCGTCAATTAATGCATTGTCTTCCTCTCCTACGATTGAGTCTAACGCCCTCTCAAATTCCATTTCTGGAGTTTGTACTTCTGCTTCTTCTACTTCTGCCTCTACTTCAGTTTCTGTAACAAAGTCTTCTGGAGTTGTTTCAGTTGCAGTTGTTACTTCACTTACTAGTCTATATACGTAAGGAAATACATCTTTTAATTCTTCGTTAAATGTTCTGATAGTTAATTGGTCAATCCAATTTTCTGCAACATCTTCTGGAACATTTTCATTTACTACAGGAGCAAAATTTGCAAATGTTTCTTTGTAATAGTTACTACGTTGTAGTTTCATTACTTCTGTTTTGATGTTTTCTAATCTTACATCTACTGCTTCCATGTAACCTTTTAAGCCTTCTGCCATTACGCTTGAACGGTTCATGTAAGTTTTGAACTTACGTAGTTTGTTTAATTCTGTTGACATCTCAACAATGTGTTTACCAAAGTCATCGTACTGGTTGCCGCCTTCTGCTACGTGGCGTGCCATTGCTCTAGCACCATTTAAGTGTCTGAATGGATATTTAAATCTTTCTCCAGCTTCACTTTCAATATACATACTGTGTACGTTTTGTGTTCTTGATCCAGGAACTTCTTGGTTCACTGGTTTCGTGTGCTTGAGTACTAAACGAGCAGTATCGATATCTTCGAAACTTGTTCTACTAGTACCGTACATTTTTGACTCACTCATTTGTGTTTCTCCGGCAGTTTTTGTTAAGTGTGCGTAATCTCTTTTGTCTAGATTACTTTTTGTAATATCTCTTGTATCAAAGTTCAACATATGCTTCTTAGAAAAAATACGTATTTCTTTTAGAAAGTTATACCAATTGTTCTTTTCAGCTTCTCCGGCTTCTGCCATAAAGTCCTGATTAAACAATACAGTAACACCTGACTTTTCATCTAGTGTGATACTAACTTTTCCTAGTACGTTTGCACCTTCTTTGTAATCAAAATCAAAGTACTTTGCTAGTCTTGGCTCATCTGTTACAGCACCTTGCTCGTCTCCGATTGTTACTGATTCGAATCTGCCTCTAATTTTGGCAAATAATTTTTCTGATATAGGTTCCATGTTGCTCATGTTAATATTTATCTCATATTAGTCGAAACGAATATAGGCATGGGCGGTTCGTAATCTTCGCTTGATTCTGCCTGATTGAACGATTCGTATACTCTTGGATCCCAGTCTTTTAATACTGCGATTATACGCATACTTAGCAATGTTGCACTAACTAAATCGTCTGTTTCTCCGGGTTTTGCTTTATAACTACTACCACTTGCTACAAATCCTTTAAGCTCTGATAGTAATACTTTGCTGTTTACTTGTAGTTTATCGTTTTCGATCATAGTTTTTAATCGACTACAAGCACTAATTTTAGTACTGTGTGTTGTGTTAAATCCTTTACGGAACTTACGCACATGTCCTTTACGCATAGGTTCACTTGTAAGTAGCCCTGGTATATTCTCTTCTCCAAGGTCTCTAATAACAATTAATGCACCTTCTCCAATACTGTTGTTCTCTACACTCCAATATATGTTTGATCCGTTGTTATTACATTGCTCTTTAATATAATCACATATATCTTTTAAAACTCTAATCTGTCCTGGTATAGCAGTTTCGTTATGTCTCCATTCTGCTATTTGCTTATAGCTTGGTACTTCAAATACTTGTATTGCGGCAAAGTCGCCTCCAGTACCCATACTAGGATCAAGGGCAACAACATAGTTGTTATCACCTGTTGGTTTGCCGTACCAACGTGTTTGACCCATATTAAGTATTGGATCTGTACCTTCCATTGATGCTAACTTAATACTATTAATAAGTGTTTCATCATAGATTAAGAATTCACAACCATACTCACGTCTAAACTTTTCTTCACCAATACGCCCAATTTCATTCTTCCTCCATTCTTCATCTCTGTCAGGATGTTCGTCCCAACTACATGTAAAACCATGAAAGCCATTCTTACCAATAGATGCTTCGTTACCGTGTTCGTCAAATTTATCTTCTGACTCTTTCCAAATAACAGCAAATGTATCTTCATCACTATTAGGTGTACTTGTAATAATAGCACGACCACCTGTTGCTAGTGTAGGAGATATTGATGTCCAAAATTCTTCTGCAATGTTAGGATTAACAAATGCAAACTCATCACAGTATAGTAATGATATGGACATACCACGTCCTGTGTTTCCTGTTGTAGTAGCACTAACAATACGTGATCCGTTTTCAAATTCCATGCTACCCTTGTTGTAGTTAGTAACACCTGCTCTAATATGATCAGAACACATTTCATACACGTATCTAATACGTTGCATAATTTCTTGGGCACCTGTATATTTGTGTGCGGCAATTAGTATTGTTTGATCTGGATGAAACATTGCATACCAACACAAGTAAATTGCGGCAGTAGTTGTCTTACCAGTTTGTCTTGGCAACATATTAATGTTAAAACGGAAGTCGTGATAACTCTGTAGTAAACGTACTTGATATCCATATGGATCAAATAATAATTTACCTTTTACAGGGTGCTGAATAAATGCAAACTTCTTAGCAAAGTACAAGTATCCATCTTTTGGATCCATGCATTGTTTAAGGTCGTCAATCTGCGCCTCGGTATATGTATCTCTTGTGTGTGCCTTCTTTGTTAAGACACCATCTAAACTCTTTGTTGCCATACTATTATTTACTCAAAAAAATACCCGCCGGAGCGGGTATTGAATGTTGTTGTGACGTTTGTTATTATTATTATTCTTGATTAACCAGTTACGGTTAAGAAAGTTGCTTCTACAACATCGGTGCCTGTTACATCAACGTTGTTTGGTCCTACTGCTGTACCTAATGCTCTAATACGTGCTTGTAAGTCCGCTGGGCTTGTATTTCTGTCTGTAATAACGCTAATCTCACCTGATGCATCGTTTTTTACAGCATACATCAAAGGATTAACTTCTTTAATAATCATTTCTACTGCTTCATCAACAGCATCATCTTCAGCTCTCAAATCAACATCTGTATTACCAGCAACTTGTACTGTGATTAAAAACCCTTTAGCACCATGGGAATATACATTACCTGCTGTAACACTTAATCCATTAGTTCTTGCAAATCCAGCCATTTATATCTCCTTAGTGACTACCGCAACTACTTGCGTATAGTTTTTCGAATTTTTCTTTGCCGCAACCAAATTTAGAATCTACTTTTTTAAGCATTTCATTTTTTGAACATCCACTTGCGTCAAGTCTTTTCATTTCTGCTTTACAGCCTGCTTCGTCGAAACTATCTTCTTTTGCTTCGCCAAACTTTTCAGCAAACTTAGCTTTTAATTCTTCTTTGATCTTATTTTCAAGTGCCATTGGATTATCACCGCCTGCTACTTTTGGATATGTTTTCTTTTCTTTATTAAGTCCGCCGGATAAGTCTTTAGTCATATACTTTGTGTCTTGATGTTGTTCATCTGGACTGTTAGCATAATCTTCGTTATCGCTAGGCTCATCTTGCATTGTAAGTTTTGTTGGCATGTCACTTGGCATCTTCATTGGCATTGGACCATCTTTTGGACCATCCATCTTTTTCATAATGTCCATTGATTTCTCAATGTCGCCACGCATACCTAAACTTGGCATTGGCTCTGGGTTAAGATCTTTATCTCCTAACACTTTAAATAATTCGCCTACTTCTTGTGGACTATCACCTGTTAATGAAATGTTCATTGATGCCGCTTCGTTAAGGTCATCAATTTTTTTATAAATGTCTTCTAGTTTCATATTATTTGCTCCCCATTGGGCTTTTGCTTTGTGGTTCGCCCATATCTTGAATTTGTTCTTTGTTTGGTTGAATGCTTCCTATTGGATCATTCTCTCTTTCTTTACGTGCTTGTTCTAGCTCTGCTAGTAAGCCCATAACTCTTTCACCTGTCACTTGCTTATGAACTGCTGGATCTGATTCTGGTAAGTCGCTACCTAATGCTGGCTCATAAACTTTAGTGTATTCTGTATCTTGATATTGCTCTTGTGGAGCATCTAAGTTTCTTACAATTAAGTGTGACTGTGGTAACCCGCATGTCTGTGTTAAGTATTCTGCTAACACAGGTGCAATAGTAGGATATGATAATTCCGCTTCGCAGTAATTAACTTCGCAGTTTTGTAACTGTGGAAAATCTAATGGGCGTTCT